GTCCACAGCTGGTCTGATACGCGGATAGTACGCGTAGGGGTCTTAGGCGAGTTAGGCATCCTATAAGTGTACATGCCCAACGATAATCGTTGGGTGTAAAGCTCTCCCCCAAGGACTCGAACCTCGATAGGCGGAACCAGAATCCGCAGTCTTGCCAATTAGACGAAGGGAGATTGGAGCGGTTGACGAGGCTCGAACTCGCGACCTGCACCTTGGCAAGGTGCCGCTCTACCAACTGAGCTACAACCGCATCGCTGCCCCACCTGGACTCGAACCAGGGACACTCGCATTAACAGTGCGATGCTCTGCCAACTGAGCTATGGGGCATTAGACGTTAGATGACTGGAGGTAAGCCTTAAGGCTTCCTACAGACATTGACACCTTAGTTTCATCATTATCTACGCCTTCACCATCCATGATGGCGTTAGCAATAGAACTCTTCTGTTGTAGGGCTTCCCACTGACGTTCCTCAACGGACCCTGAGATAACTATATCTTGAATTACGATAGAGGGCCAGGTTGAGGATGCCCTCTTAATACGGCCGTTACGCTGTGTGGCTGTGCCTGATGACCACGGCAGGTCATAGTTAACCAACATGTTGGCTGCAGGTAGGTCTACCCCGTAACCACCAGCGTCGGAAGAAATAAGAACACGAACAGTAGGGTCATTATTAAAAGCAACCTTGTTATCTTCTTTAGTCTTAGCATCTAACTTCCCTGAGTATAGTCGGCACTGCTCTGGCCCTAAAGCCGCGGCAATCTTGTCAAGCATGTCTACATAGGTAGCAAATATAACTACTTTGTTTTCTTGATTCTGCTCCAAGAAGTCTTTAACGTACTGAGTAAGATAGTCAAGCTTAGGCGAGTTATTAACACTATCAAGAAGACCCCCATCAACCAGTTCAGTGACATAAGCAGAACCCTCTCCATTCATTTGTTTAAACTTAGCTGCACTACTACGTAGTAGTTCGGGGTGAGAACAGAGCATCTTTAATGCTCCAATCTTAGACATAATCTTACCGCGCATCTCGTCCTCAGGGCCACCGCGACGGGACTCCATCCCATAGTGAGCCATGATATTAAAGTTAGAACCAAATAAATCTTGAGCCTCGTCAAGGTCTGATAACAAGTCTTGTGATATACGTGTGTATAGTTTTGAGCAGGCTCTATCAAAGACAATCTTTACTGGGTCTTTGTGGATAGTGTCAGGTAAGTATGGGGCAACGTCTGGGTCTTTCTGCGCTTTACGTACAGAAGCCTCCTTCATCTTAGTGTGAAGGGTCGACAGGTTGCGGTAGTACTGGGGTGCTCCCCAAGAGTTTCTTACGATAAAAGCAGCATCAAAGATATCAAACCGACCAAGTACGCTGGCGTCAACGAACTGCATAATGCTATACAGCTCTTCAGGCTTACCATTTTCAATCGGAGTACCAGTGAGTGCAAATCTATATGGAGCATTGATTAACTTCTTTACTGCTCGGGAACGTTTGGATTTGAAGGACTTGATGGCTGTGGCTTCGTCAAGGATAACGAATCCTCTTGGTAAGTCTTTGATGGAATCCCAGTCGTTAACAACTTGCTCATAGTTAAGGATAATGTAATCAATCCCTGTATTCCGCCAGTCCATTGCTTCGGCGTATTGTTCTGCACGTTTCTTCGGCGTTCCATCAATAACCAAAGCCTTTGAAGTTCCACCTGTAAATTTCTCAATCTGTCCAGCCCACTGATATTTCAATGAGGATAGACAAATTATAAGACCAGGCTCCTTTACTTTCTTGTTATCCATCAACCTTTCTATGGCAGCGATGGTTAGGACAGTCTTGCCTAGTCCTAGGTCGTAGGCAACCAAAACCCTACCGCGCTCGCACATCTTGTCGACGGCTTCAGGTTGGTAGGGTAGTAGGGTGCCAGTAAATGTCACAGAGGTATCTCGTTAACTCTATCTTTAGACCAATGGATATAAGACCTAATATAAACAAGAGCGTAGGCAAGAGCAGAGAAGATAAAGCCATACTGGTCAGTAGTTAGAGCGTAACCAATCCATAAAACCTCGTTAAAAAGAAGCACTAGCCAGCCCCAGATAGTTTTACGTCCAACAAAGTAGATTCCTCCGACACCTATAACGGCAAGGACCCAGGACCCGTATTCCATAATCATATGTATGCCCTCATTCTTGTACTAATTAAAACCTTAAGGTCCTCAAGCGTACCATTATTAACAAATATCTGGTCAACTCTTTCCTCATCCATTGCAGTCTCTGATGCATGAGCATTTACTGGGATAATTCCACTGCGCTTTATGCGCCAAATCTGTGAGTTGTCATACTCCCTAATTGCCTTAGCTTCATTAGGGTATCTAACATCTGTTATAACAAAATTACCCTCAGGGCTTACCTGACGTAGCGCTTGTTGTACCCAGAACATGTCCCCAAAAGTTTTGCGAGCGCCAACCCCTAAGTTCTGTAGCATATTACGAACCTCTGGAAACGCGGTCTTTGCAACGTCCCAACCGTAGGCATCAACAGTGCTTTGCACTCTATAGCCGCCATCTTTAACTGCGGGATTCATCTGATATAGAAGTTCACGAATAGGGTCAGCAAAAGCCACTCTGGTATACCCATAGTTGCTAACAAGAATATTAGCTACAGAATCTTTTCCTGATTGTGCGTAGCCTGTCAATCCGATAATCATTAATGCTCCTCTGGACAACACTCTTTACATGCTCTTATTAAAGTAGGTGAGCCCCTTAAGGCTTCCCAATGGTCTGCAGTAGGTTTATCACAGAAAGAACAATACTTAGCTCGCTCTTTATTTTCTGCTGAGACCTTCTCTAGGTAGTCACGCAGAGGTCCTGCGTCCATCCACTTAGCACTGCTGCTCATGGCATATACCCTAGTATGTGTCTTGCGTTTTGCAAACCCCACTCAATCTCTTTGCGAGACATCCCGCCTACATCCTTTTGGTCGGTCTGTGCATAGTTAAAGAACCAGGAAGACATACCAATATCCATAGCCTTAAACCTTAACTCTTCTGTGCAAGACCTGCCCGCGTCGTCATTGTCTAAAGCAAATATAGGTCTAGTCGCTCCCCTAATCATGCTCCACTGAGTATGTGAAACGGCGCAACCGTAAGTAGAAACAGCACCCTGTATACCTAGGGAAGCTAGGCGAATAACATCTAAGGGAGACTCAACTACAATCATGTCTCCACCTTTGTAATGTTCATACCCAAACAAGGCTTCGCTTTTTTTAACACCTGTGGTGTTTCTAAAGAACCTAGTCTTGTGGCCCTTCTCTTGCCATCCTAGAAGCTTATTAGTAATCGGGTCTCTTATAGGGATAATCCAGTTGCTCTGATTATGGTTCCACTTCACTCCATATTTAGCTACTGCCTCAGGTAATAAACCTCTACTCAGGGAAATATCGTCGGGTACCTGTCTGAAAGCGTGAAGCATAGACTCATGAATAGGTGCGTACTCTTCTTGCTTAGGTTTCTCGCCTTCAATTAATTGCTTTATACGAGCAGCTAATCTAGTCACTGTTACATCTACATCTATCGTTGCATCGATAGTACCGCCTAAGTAACTAACTAGAGTCTGTAGGCCACCCTTCCAATCACAAGAGAAACAAATAAATAAACCAGTGTCCCCGTTAATCCAAAAGGATGGGTTGTTGTCTTCTTTTCCCGTACGTTCTTTGTGAGCAGGGCAGTTAAGTTGTATTTCGCTGTTCCTAATAGAGACAATCTTTAAACCCAGAAATTCTAGTGTGTCTTCAATGCTAGATGTCATTTACGTCAATCTCTCTAAAAGTACCTGTGCTCCAATCCCAGATAAGCGATATCTCCATACGTCCAGAGTTACGGCTTTCTAGCACCTTCAAGATACGAGTGTCGTCTACGTTTTCATCTTCACGCTGTAGACCAAAGATGACGTCAGCATCTTGGTGGAAGGATGATGAGTAACCAATTGAGTCAGCAGTTACTTGACCTTTACGCATCTTCCAGTTAAGAACCTGAGTTGTAATAACAACTGGCACCTTGTACTTCTGAGCCATACGTTTTAGAGAGCGGGTAATATTAGTAATAGCCTGTGGAGTGTTAGCTTCACCAGTCTGCTCGTCAATCATTAAATAAACACCGTCAATAAATACGATGTCTGGATGTAGCACCGACAACTTACTAGATATACCAGAGACTGTAGAGCCGTTGGCTGAGTCAACTAACCAGAATGGCTTACGCATGTTCTCCATAGAACGAAGCTTTGCTTGATACCGTGCTTCTTCTTCGTTATCTAGCAAACCATTGATAAGACGTGAGTGTGAGATACGCGCTCGCATAGCGTCATAACGAGTCTGCTGTTCGTGGTTACTCATTTCAAATGACTGGAACATAACTGACTTGTCCTGTAGGTGAACGTTCTGTGCAAACTGCAAAGCAACAGTTGACTTACCAGTCTTAGGTGGAGCAACAATTACAATCAACTGACCAGGCTGTAGACCACCCGTAACCTGGTCAACACTAGGGAACCCTGTTGCTGTTCCAAGTAACCCTGGGTTGTTTTTACGGAAGGTGTACTCGTCCCAACGCTTTTGTGGTTCATCAATAAGGTTTACATCGCTAGTCTTACCTAGCCCATCTTCTTCTAAACCAATGATGCCAGCTTGAACTATACGTAGACCTTCTTCGTGGTCTTTAGTAGAGCCGTATGTAGTAGCGGCAGACTCCAACATCTTTAAGAATGAAGAGGAACGGCGTGTAGCAACAACGCTGTCAATTAAATACTCTAGGGCGTCAGGGGACTCGTGCTGCTTCCATGATGGGAAGTTTTGAGTTACTACCTCAAGGCTTGGGCACTCTGCATACTTAGAGAAGTGGTCGCGTACAAAAACCCATACGCGTTTTACTTCACCATCTACAAACCATGCGTCTTTAACACCACGGTCGAATAATGGGGCGAGGTCGCGGCTCTCTAATACTTTACTTAATAGTCGTAGTTCGTTGTTCATTGTAAGTCAGCGAATGTCCTTCCCCAGTGTCCGTAACGTAAGAGGCGAGAGTCTACATCAACTACACCAACTACTTCAGGTCGATAGGGAAGTTCGCTGAGCAAGTGTTTGTCCGATTCATACGCCGTGTAGTATCTAAATGGGTTAGTACCCATGTTGTCAAGTGCATCCATAGTTTCAGATAAAGTTTCGTTATCTAACTCAAAGGATATAAGTTCCAGGGTAAAACCAGCCCTAGTTGTAAAAATATACAAATAGGACAAAGCATCACGTCTAAACTTTTTATTTACTTTTACGGATGGGATTACTAAAAGCTTACGCTTTACTGTCATCTCCACATCCATAATAATGTCTGTGGTAACTAATATCCTTCTGGGGAGTTCGTTACTGATATCCCCATTCTTCATTAAAAGACTTCTATCTTGCCGAAGTTTATTACAAACTCCCTGAAGGCTTCCTTTGATGAACGGGCATTACTGATATCGTCCTTGGACGCACGGCTAGAAAACTCTAACGGATAATTATCGCCACCGTTTGCTTTGATGCGTGCGCTTACAAACTTAACATGCTTGCAAGTATTGCGACCACGATAACCAGGGCAGGTGCAGTACAGCTTGTTACTATCGTCCACTGATACTTCATAGATACCAGGACCAGGTGACTGTGTTTGACTAAGAAACACTTGTACTAGTTTAGTTTCCATTACCTTGCTCATTCTCGTAGGTCTCCTTTGTTAGTAACCATTGGCAAATACATAAATGCTTCCTTAGCAAAACTCTCAGTAGCATCGCCGTAAAGACTACCCCAGTCGTCAAGACTGACGTTAGTGGTTACTATGGTTGGCAGTCCAAGATTGAACCGTGTACGTAGTACATGATGCAAAACGTTCTTCTGCCACCCACTTAAGCTAGCGTGCTCCTTGCCTACGTCATCAATCACTAGGACTCGGATGTTGTAGGAGTCGTGCGCCTCACCTAAGAGACCATAGTAGAGGACCTCCTCCCAGTCTGTCGGGCTATCCATCATGCGACCTGATAAAGCAAGCACATCATTAAAGGTCATAAAGTAACAAGGACGTATAAGAGTCAGCCCATCCTCTACGTCAAAGGCAGACGGGGGCGATAGCCTCATGATATCTTGGATGGTTGCAACAGCCACCGTTGATTTACCGCGGCCAGGCTTACCCGCAATCATTAGACCTTTGCCACAGTGTCTGCTACCAGAGGCTCTGACGTTAACACCT